TGGCGCCTCAACCGCTGGATATAATGTGACCATATCGAAAGCGCTCAAAGAGGGCGATGCTCTTGATGTGGTAGTGGCAAATGATGGAACAGCTCCCGCGAGTCTCATGGATTGGAAACTCACCCTGAATAAAGGAGTAAACACATTTACCTTTCCGAATTTTGCCTTAAATCCAAACACGGTTATTACTATCCATGCAAATACTAGCGCGAACACGGCCACAGATCTATTTGGCAGCAATTTTCCGTGGAATGGGACGCGCGATGTTGAGCTTCTTGATCAAACAGGAAAGCAGGTGAGCGAATACACTCTACCGACCTTATAGATGTCTCTAAACAGGGCTTACCAATAAAGCGGTATGCGAGATCTGCGGCCGGGAGCCCGGGAGAAGTTCGACGAGGTCACTGCCATGCGGATTCACGGCCGCTATCACCGGATCTAGATGAATCATGCGAATGCGTGGGCGCCAGGGGCCGGAGGCCCGCGGGCGCGTGTCCGTGGGAATGCGGATGGCAAGATTCATAAACCATAGGTGCCTGGATGGTTCTCGATCTGCATTGAAAGCAGGTCGGATGCGGGGATAACCAAGCCAGGCCAACGGTGATAGACTCAAGATCTATTCTCGCAGGAGTTCAAGGGTTCGAATCCCTTTCCCCGCACTCCAATATCTTTGGTGATAGCGATTTCGTTAAGTATTGCCTTTTCGCTTATATAGAAAAAGAACGAATTTACTATAAATAGATTTTCGGTTGATAGTGCAGTATCTATTACTCTCATAAGCGCCTCTAAATCATTCCCTCACGTCCAAGTGCGCATCGTGATAGATTTGTGGTAGTCATGCAGTGTGTATATACTCGAATATTTATCCTCACAATATAATCAATGACATTGCAGAAATCATTTATATGATTAATGACATTAGTTGAACAATGGCGGCGAATCTAATACCACTTCTCTCGAATGTTTCACCTGGCGCATCGATGCCAATGGATCTATCCAAGTTATATCCTAGCATTGATACGATTCAATTGCTGGCATATTTTTTTGTTCCGGGTTTTATATCAATGAAAGTCTATGATTTGCTTGTTCCTCGTACACTATCAAGGGACTTTTCTAAGGACGTGTATGAAGCATTTGGTTATAGTTTCATAAATTTCCTCGTAGTTTACCTCATTATTTCTAATGATTGGGTAAACTCTAATTTAAACGGAAATATACTATTAAATATTTTCTTATTGATACTATTTCTTTTGTTTTTTCCGGCGGTATGGCCGTTTGCTTATTTAGTTACAAAGAATTATCTCAAAGATGAATTGAGGTCAATAACAAATCTGACAGAAAGACCAGTTCCACAGCCTTGGGATTGTAAATTTGGTGAGAATAAAGCGTGCTGGATAATCGTGTATCTCAAAGATGGGACGAGTATAGGTGGATGGTATGGAAAGAATTCATATTGCTCGTCATCTCCATCAAAAGAGCAAATTTATCTAGAAGAAGTGTATGAAGTAGATGAAGACGGCGTGTTTGGAGCTGACTCCGTTAGGGGAACTGAGGGGATACTTATATTAGGAGACGAGATTTCAGCTATCGAATTCTTTAAATCCGAGAATGATCACACTTAACAAGACGAGGTGAAATAATGGCTTCAGGCTTTCGTGGAGAATCGCTTAGAAAATTGTTGGTCGAAATAAGAAATATAGACAACTCTCCTGCTTATCGTCCCAACAAAGGAGAAAAGGGAACGCCACCCAGTGGAGGGGCTGGCATCAAAAGAAGTCCTGTAAATAAACGGTAGTTCTAAGGACACGATACTCCTTTAGATCAATTCCGATTATTTTCTCCATTAACTCCAAATCCCTGGTGCCTCCGCTGGCGTGGCTCCATCACGTTGCATTAGATTGTAAGTGCGAAGATATCAATTCCTACGAAAATTAAATAAATTATATGTTAATTTAACTATTCGTTTGTGCGCGACGGCTTTTTAGAAATCTGGCAAATCGAAGGTTTTATTAAAATTGAAAACAGAAAATATTAATTAAAAATATCGAAAAGTAAAAAAGAATTAATATTTTTTTAATAATGTGGTTAATTTTATCATTCTAAAATCGATATGCAGCGATACTATTTACTCTCTCATATTCATATGAGAGAGAGTAAATAGTAAGTAATGGAATGAAACAAAAATTTAGCTATAAGATGTTTAATGCGGAACGCTGGAGTTTTGAACGGAAAAGTAGCTGATTGTCTTTGAACATGCTATTTAAACGTAATAAAACTATCTAAATCGAATCTTTATGTCTTTGACGTATATAATAATACTAAGAAAAATTAAAGTGCGTTAAAAACGATTCTAGATAGGTTTAAAGCGATAATAAAACGATAGCTATAAACGGCGAATTATCGGTATTTTAAACATTTGAATTTATGCGAAAATTAGCTTTTCGATGATTCAAGAATCTTAAGAGAATTAATTTTGTAGCTATGAGCAAGGAATCTTAAAAATTCTTGCGCGATATATTAATGAGAGAGAAAATCTAAAGAAAATGCCAGACATACTTATGGAGCGAGAGAATGTCAACGAAACTGTTTCGGTCACATATCCTACATCACATAAAGCTAAGTATCTAAATGAAAAGAAAGAATCTAGATTATATTTAAATGCTTGATAGATAGTGAGAAGAAATAATGCGTCCAGCAAAGTGGTAACAATTAATAATGAAGATAATAAGTTTTGACATCTATAGTGATAGTAAACGAAAAGTATTTATACTATTAGTTTCATAAGTATAAAAGTTATTTGCACATTCATTGAGAATGTATAACCTATATTAAACTCTATACTTGTCGGCAAGATATATAAAGATACCGGTGTGGCGATGAAGCGCCTTTAATTTCCGAGCCATATCATCGAATCGATGTATAAAAGTGGAATCCGTGTGGATTTCGAAGCTAAAGAAAAAGGAAGTAATATAAAATGACCGTACATGAAAAAGTAGTTGGAAACTTTGAGGCAGATAGCCTTTTGGCTGATATGCTGGTACAGTGGATTGGATGTCAACTTAATTGCACTAAAAAGAACGGCAAAAAATTCATGAGCCGGTTAGTAGCAATTAAAGGAGATAAACTGTTTTTTGAAAATAAATCTGGCGAAATCTGTATGGATTCGCTGGAAGATCTAAAATCAGCGTCACCGATGGTCTTCAGAGGAGGTTTAATAGACCGGAAGGTGATTTGAATGACAGATGAACTTGAAGTCTTAACAGTGGAAGATTTAAATGCTTATTCACTTTCAGAAGGATTTAAATTTGAATGTAAGTTACCGGAAAACCACTTCCTTCGAAGTTTGATGGCGTATGGATATGATATAAGCGATGCTTATCCAGAATATTGGTTCGCAGGCGGATTACATGCTTTGGCTGTTGCTTCTAATAAGAAGATCAAAGCAAGTTTAACCGCAAGTGATATCTATCCTAATCTGTTTGAAATGATTCTAGGTAAATCTAGTTTGTCTAGGAAAAGCACGGCAGTAGATAATACTGAAGAAATAATGGATAATGTACTTCATTTCATTGATAGTAAGGTGCCAACAGAATTCAGTCCAGAAGCATTTATAGAACATATGTCAAAAAATCAACACGCGCCTTGGATTCGAGATGAAGCGGCAGGTGTCCTAGATATGATGAAAAAGGATTACATGCGTGGATTTAAAGATATATTAATGATTCTTTATGATTGTAAACCTGTTCATCGGAAGCTTAGAACTGGTCAAAGAAAGGCAGCAGAAACTAACTTTAAAGTAGATGATCCGTATTTGAATGTGCTGTTTGCCACGACTGACGCCGCGTTTGGTTCTAATGTGGTGAAAAATGATACTTTGACCGGATTCTTAGCTAGGTTCCTATTCTTCTTTCCGCAAGGCAAAAAACCGAGATGGTTGCCACTACGCGAAGATGATGGAGATAAAAGCGCACTTGAAACCGTAGTTCATGATCATCTGAAAAAAATAGTAGATAGTATATACTTTTCAGATCATACTACGACTTTAAGATTAAGTGCGGAATCAAAAGATTACTGGGAAAAGTGGCAAAAAGAACGCGAAGATCAATTGATCATTGATAATGATAATGACAGTATGCAGATATTTAGTAGATTAAATCCTACTATATTAAAGTTGTGTATGTTATTTGAATTAGGATCTATGGACTTTGATATTACCAGACCCATGCGATTAGAATTTATGATTGAAGCGTGCCGGTTAGTGGATGAATATTTTATGCTGTCTGCTAAAGCTGCTTATGATATCGTTGGATCTAATATAGAAAAGAACGTTATTGATAAAATAACTGCTTTTCTGAAGAATAATGATGGAAAGGTAACGTCAAAACAACTTCAGAACCATATGAAGATGAAGCAACATGAGTTAAATGACTACGTGAATAGCATGAAAGAATATGGAATGATCGAGGAAAAGGAAGTCAAAACCGGAAAAGCCGGAAGACCTACTTCTTGGCTACTTTTGGTGAATAGCGCAAAACCGCTATCATCAACGGTTTAGTATAATACATATATATAGTATATATAGTTTATTTAGTTTATTTAGTATCTAAAATAAAGTTATGTTCTTGATTGTTGGATACTAAATATACTTAATATATTTAATTTACTAATCAAACTAAATTGAGAAAATGCTATTACGTTTTTAACTTAATCGAAAAAGAAATTAAGACTATGACATGGTTTAGAAGAAGATGGATTGAGTTCGCAGACAATGAACTGCTGGATAGAGAAAAGGTAGCGCAAGATTCTGATATGATTAGGAGAGTAAAATTAGAAAGTCATGAAGAATGGATGGCTAAAAATAAGAAGAACTATTATAAAAATATAAAAGAGTATAATGAATTTGAATTTAATAAAGGATGGTGATTATCACGGGGAATAAATGTAAGACATGTATGCATCCAGATCGTGCTAAGATTGATGAAAATATTATCAGAGGAATAGTATATAGCGTCATATCGCGAAAGTACGATTTGAGTCGCGATTCGATACAAAGGCACGCACAAAATCATATTAAAGGAGCAATTATGGCAGAAGAAGCAAAAAGAGCATGGGACGCCGCATCATTGATCGATGAGTGTTTGGAGATATCGCTTGGTAGCGCGAAAGAAGCACGCGCCGATCGATGTTATAGCGCGATTGGATCTATTATGAATGGTCCGGTTAAGATCTGTGAATTGTTAACCAAAACTTCAGATGACAATAAGGCAGATACCGGATTAATGGAAATGCGATTGCAGCTAAAAATGATGCGAGACAAAACATCTGAAGAAACAATTGAATAATTTTAAAGTAATAGTATTAGCATTAGGCAGATATATTATTATTTGTGTCGATGATTTTAAGTCGGTGTTAAGTTGGTTCGAGTTATCTTCTGACCTTCTGGCATGTCTATAGTCTATAGAACTAGATGTTTCTAGCGCGCGAAATCATACGGTTTGAGATCAAGAACATATTCATAATACGGTGCGAAAACAATACATTTTATATAAGCATGTAGCGACCGTATGATAATGAACGAATTGATGCTTATTGCTTTTATAGTCCGATCAAATCTTAATATTAAATATGTATTTTTATATTGATTGAACATTGACTAAACTTAACTAATGTTTTTAAGGAGATAATAATGAGTTGGAAGTTACCGCCACCTGATTCAAAGGCGTGCGAAGTCTGGATTGATAGTGTTGAAGATGAAGATAACAAGCTGTTCCTTTTGAGTGGTGCGGTTCGAAGTTCCAAGACCGTGGCATCATTGATTACTTTTGCTGATCGCGTTTCGAGCGGTCCTAAAGACGCACCAAGAATGATGGTCGGAAACACGGAAAGAAGCTTAAAGCGAAATTGTTTAGATCCATTGAGAGAGTTTGTTGGAAAGCAGAATTGCACGATCAATATAGGCAATGGTGAAATGAATTTATTTGGCAGAAAGATCTATCTTGCCGGTGCGCATGATATTGCTAGTTTGCCAAAATTTCAAGGTCCGACGCTGCTAGATGCTTATTGTGATGAAGCTGTGACCTATCCATCTGAAATTATTAATATGATTGTTAGTAGGTTGTCACTGCCTGATTCTAAAGCATGGATGACCATGAATCCAGGTCCGCCAGCGCATTACATGAAGAAAGACTATATTGACAGAGCAGATGATATACGTGCGAAAGTCTGGAATTTTACATTAGATGACAATCCGTTTTTAGAAGAGTCGTATAAGACCTGGCTGAAGTCGGTTTATACTGGACTATGGTATAAACGAATGATTTTAGGTGAATGGGCGGTTGCTGACGGTGCCGTGTTTTCAAATTTTGATCCAGATCTGCACGTTGTTAAGGAGCTGCCTGATGAACCGATGGATGCAATTCGCATTGGTGTTGATTATGGCGCTGCGAATCCCACTGTATTTATTAAATTATGCAGATATAAGACTAAGTGGATAGCTGTAGAAGAGTTCTATCATCGACCGAAAGATGGCAGTCAATATACTAATGCACAATATAAAGATCAGATGATTAAATTTATTGGAAATTATTATCCGAGTTCTATTGAAGTTGATCCATCTGCGGCTGCATTCATTTATGAATTACGGAAATGTATTCGCAATGTTCATGGTGCCAATAATGAAGTTACTAATGGCATCCAGAAGATCAGTAGTGCGTTAAATGCTGGCAATTTGTTGATTCATGAATCTTGCACTAATCTGATTGAAGAAATGCAGAGCTATGCGTGGGATTCTAAGGCATCTGCTATTGGTATTGATAAACCAGTTAAAAGCAACGATCATGCTATCGATGCGCTTCGCTATATAATTAATGCGATATACAATTAAAGGAGTTTTTTAATGTGGTAATTACAGATTTAAATGCGATCGGAGAAGGCAGTCCTTGGCCGATACCATCAGAACAGGAACGGATGGACAAATATTTCAAAAATGGATTGTTGTTTGAAGGCAAACATGGTCAAGTCTGGCCGGATCTGAATCCATTTGGAGGATCACGACCGGGTATAGATTCATCGAGGACGTTTGATGTAGGCGATTATATTGATCGGAATTATGTCGAAATGACAATTGGCTGGTTCAAAGTCGAGACGACAACGTTTGCCGATCTGCTTTGTGGTGAGCCATTCAAGGTCGTAGCTAATGAACAAGCAACGGCGGATCGAATAATAAAGGATAATTCACTTGTGCTAAAAACTTATGACTTGTCAATGGATCTGATCAAGAACGGGACTGGAATATATAAGATTAGATTTGATAAAAAAGGCATAATCGAAATTATAAATCCAAGAATCTGGTATCCTGTTGTCAGTCCTGATAATTCCAAGGAGATCATAGCACACGTTCTTGCATGGAGCTTCAAGTCCGGTGATGAGGAGTTTGTAAGATCCGAGATCCATGAACGCGGCAAAATAACTAACAAGCTGTTTAAAGTGGTTGGCGGGAAACTTCAAGATATTCCGTTGACCACGTTCGAACGATATAGCACTATTCAACCTGAAGTAAGCACCGGTATTAATGAATTCTTGATTGTGCCGGTGCAAAACATTCTTGATGGATCTGGCGTCTTTGGCACGGATGATTATTCTGGAATGTGCGATCTGGTCAAGGAACTTGAACGGCGATTGATTCAAAATAGTAGAATCTTGACGAAACACGCTGATCCTTCTGTAAGTGGTCCGGCATCAAAGATCGATATTGATCCATATTCCGGGGAAGCTGTTGTTATTGGCGGTGGTCAATACTATGGATACAATTCTAATGAACCTGCGCCTGCCTACATGGTTTGGGATGCAAAACTAGAAGCATCTTATTTACAAATTGATAAAATAATCGCACAATTATATATTGTGAGTGAATTATCACCGGCTGCACTTGGAGATCTGAAACAAGGTCTAGCGGAATCTGGTAGCGCATTAAAACGATTGATGATTAGGACACTTTCAAAAACAAATCGGTTGAGACTTCGACTAGATCCGGCTATTCATGAAGTATTGAGGATCACGGCGGATCTTGAAGTTCAAGGTAGAACGCAAGGCGCAACGGCACTTACTAACATTCAAATCAAGTGGGAAGATGGATTGCCGCGTGATGAATCTGAAATAACAAAGAATGAATGTGACAAAAAGATGAGTGGATTAACCACCGTTGAAATGTCATTAAAGAAATTGAATCCAGATATGTCAAATTCTGATATCCAAGATGCTGTAGTTGTTATTCAAGATGAATCAATAAAAGCGAACGGTGTCTAAAACACTGTCACGTTATCCTACGGGGAATAAAGGAGATTTTTATAAATGACTGATGAAGTAAAATTTACACAAGTTGATGTTGATCGAATTGTATCGGAACGATTGAAGAGAGAAAAAGAAACACACGGTGATAATGATGCATTGAAAGCGGAAATTGTCACATTGAAAACGTCACTTACTACCGAACAAGCCGCTAAACTGAAACTTGAAGGCGAGTTATCAACGAAGAATGACAGCGAATTGAAAGCAAAGATCGCAAAAGAAGTCAATCTTCCTGAAAAACTTATTCCATTGATTACGGGCAAGACTGAAGATGAAATCAGAAGCGCAATGAAGCTAATGGTTGAATCTATTGGTCCTGGTCCGGCTATTGGAGCGGATACTAATCCCGCTACGCCTGCGCCGCAAAGATTCACCAAAACACAGATCGAGCGGATGTCACCGGCGGATATTACAAAGAATTGGGCAACCATTGAGGCGCAATTGGCAGATGGTTCGTTGAATCATTAAGTGATTTTATAGGAGATTAAATAAATGACAGTAAATAATTTTATTAGCACCATTTGGAGCGCAAAGCTTCTGGAATCGCTGAAGAAAGCACATGTTTATACACAAACCGGAGTAGTGAACACTGATTATCAAGGTGACATAGCTGGACAAGGTTCTGTTGTAAAAATTAATGCAATTGGTAGTGTGACTATCAAAGCATATACTAAGAATACGCCTATTGCCGCGCCTGATATCCTAACCGATGCACAGACAAGTCTGACGATTGATCAGGCGGATTATTTTAATTTTGGCGTGGATGACATCGATGTGGCGCAACAGACGCCCAAGATTATGACAAGTGCAATGGCTCAAGCCTCTTATGATATGACTGACGTATCTGATTCTTACGTAGCTGATCTGATGGTTGCCGATGTAGCCGCTGCTAATAAGCTAGGAACATCTGCCGCGGCTATTGTGCCTAACACAACCGCTGGAACCACAGCATATGATTACATAGTTGATATGTCTACTTTGCTAAGTGATTCTGGTTGCCCCAAAAACGGCAGATGGATTATTGTGCCTCCATGGTTCACTGCTAAGTTAGTCAAGGATGATCGGTTTACTAATATGTCTGCTTCTGGCAGTCCTGAAGCACTGAGGAACGGATTTGTTAGCCGTGTAGCTGGTTTTGACGTTCTGGAATCTTTGAATGTTCCATCTGTAACGGGAACTGGCGGGGAATCTGCTAAGACCGACAGTGCGATTATAGCAGGTCATCCTATGGCCTTTAGCTATGCCGAACAGGTCAATAAGGTTGAAGCTTACCGTCCGGAACTGGCGTTTAGTGATGCTGTAAAAGGACTGCATCTATACGGCGGTAAAGTGGTTAGACCTACCTGCATTGCTAGATTGATCGCAAGAGCATCAACTTAGGAGTAGATCAAAATGACACGATCTACTATTTTAGTTAATGTAGGCACTGGAGCTTTTGCAGTTGCTGAAGTTGCAGATACCATTGATAAAACCAATGATCATAGGATTCTAGACGGTGAATCAGCGGGGAAGATGATTCTGATCTTCCATGTTTCAGCCGCCACAGCAGCCGATACTATAACGGTTGTGGCTGGAATTGGCGATGATCCTACATTTAGATCAGGTCTTGGTGATCTGACATATACCTGTGGTGGTGGTGCGGTTGAAGTGGTTATAGGACCGATTGAAACCGCGCGGTATTTGCAATCAAGTGGAGAAATTCATATTGATTTAGCAGGCGCTACCATCGCCGGAACTGTCGAAGCATTTCAGGTAGGTTAATCCTACCTTTATTATTTTTTAGGAGATTAATAATATGACTGCTATAGCAGCTTATGTTCAACAAACCGCAGCAACTACGTATTTTGCTACTAGATTGTATGCTACAGGTTGGACTGCTGCAACTTCTGGAGATAAAGATAGTGCGTTAATTATGGCGACTATAACAATTGATTCGCTACCATATAAAGGTCAGAAAGTCACGCCTGGAGCTAGACCGGCTTTTCCTAGATACATTCCATTGGCGCGCGGCGGTTATTATCTGGTTGAAGATGATGATGATCTTTTGGCGGCTGCTTGCTGCGAAGAGGCGCTAGAACTTGTGGTCAATGGAGCATCTAAAAGATCGGTTCTGCAAAATCAAGGTGTGACGTCGTTTACGATTGATAATTTATCTGAGGCGTTTACATCCAGGTCTGAAGTGCCGCGATTGACTTCTATGCGTGCCAGATTATTATTACATCAATATCTTGCTCATGGAGTTCCGATAGTATGAGTTTAGATGCTGATTATTATAACCAGACCTGTCAAGTTCAAAGTGGGGTATTCACTTATTTTAGTGGATTAAGTGGAACGGGCGGATTGCATACTTTGACGTTGCTAAGATCTGATTTTCCAGCTACAAATCATTTAGCTTTGCCTATACCACCAGCGACGTTTGTATTGAAGATTGTAGCTAGTGCGCCTACTGGACATACGGATTGTACGGGAACTGTCACGGTTAATGCTGAAGCAATTGCGTTTACAGGCGCGGCAACTAAATACAGCACAACTGGATTAACGGCAACACCTACGATTTATGCTACAGATCTAGATTGTAATCTGGTAATAACGGCGTATGACACGACTGATGTTTATTACTGGGTATCAAGTCCATGCAGATGGAAAGCAGATGCTATAATGTTTATAGCAAGTGGCGGAACGACATTTACACAAAGTAAAGCGATTATTATAACGGATGCTGTTTATACTGTTGGTCAAACACTAAGATTGGTAGGCGGATCTGATGTTTATGGTCAGTTAGTTAAGATGATAACGGTTCAATTAAATATTGATGGTATAGAAGAAGCAAGGACGTATTTTATATGAAGAATAAGAAGGCGCATCAGATCTTAAAAGATTTCATTCCGGTGGTGATTGATGATCTAAATGATGAAGATTACTTTGATCTGGAAGAATCTGATAAGAAGTCTAGAAGTAGGTTGTGGAAGATACTAGGTCTGGGAATTGGCGGTGCGCTTTCTTTAAAACTTTTTGAACATGCCATGAAAAAGAATCTGGAAGCATTGCCGATTATTCAAGATGAAGTAATGCGACCGGCATTATTAAAAGTGGCGGATACCATAGGAACACCACTTGATCCAACAGATCTTGATAGATTGGTTAGACATTATTATGAAGAACATAGTATGAAGTTTGTTAAAGATCTATCTGAAACGGATGTAAGACGCATTAGAGGCTATGTCTGGATGGAACGCGATAAGACACCTGGCGAATTTTCAGATGCTATGAAAGACCGCTATGTGTTTGATGGATCTGGATCTAGATTAGAGACTATATTTAGAACTGAAACGCACCGTGCGGTCAATGGTGGCACTTTCATATTAAATGAAGATAATGCGAACTGGAAGCGGCGGATAGGCAGGTATGTGGATATTTGGCCGAGACCTACACATCAAGATGACATAGATTTGGGATGGATACCGATTGATGAAGAATATCCTAATACGGGTGAGATGTTTAGTGGAGAATCTGAGATCAATTGTTATTGTCATGATGAATTTTCAGATAGTGCAGAGATGCCTGAAGAGTTTTTGGCCGTGCTTTTATGACCAACATGCTTATACATCTAATAAAGTGTATATTTGACTGGGGTGCATTGACCTTGGTCAAACTTGGAAGGTATATTACTTCATTCTCTCCTGAAAAATTGCATATTAAATGCGTTAATCCCAATTGCACCGCTCCGGATCATATATTTGAATTCGACGAGCGAAATTTAGGGACTCATGGGGCAGGATCTCCCCATGATTCAAATTCGAGAGAATTCATAGTGAAATGTCCTTTCTGTGGCACGATGAATTCCATTTGGCTAATGATAGATGAGCGCTCGGCTTCATATAGAATGAGCGCGACGATTGTGAGGGACACTCCCCTGGAGTGAAGGGCATTCGATGGGCTTTAAGTAATATGTCTGTACAACCGGATATAGTCGGGTCCATTCCGCGCCCAGAAAACCAACATCGAATACAGCAGGAGAAATGCAACGAAATAAAGATATGGGAAAAGGTTGCTGAAGATAATATACTTGGAAGAATTGATAGGCTCACCGAGGGAGCAAAACAAATTATAAATATAACTGGATTTCTTCTTACGACATATTTTGCTGCAATTTCTTTTAGTTCACTCAATAAATATCTGATTATAAGGACGGTTTGGGATTGGAATTTATGGTTTATCCTAGGCCCCGCATTATTTTCGCTAATCGGATTAGGCTCGGCTGTGTGGGCGCTCGATCCAGGTAATCACCCTCTGACGGATAAGATAGAAGATACTAAATTGTTTTGGAATTCGCGTTGTGGCCATATCAATAGATATATTTGGATCGCAAGGATATTCACTTTGCTCGCCTTTGGCTTAATGGTTTTCAACATGTATTGCTACATATTATTAATCTGTGACCCATAAAAAACTTAAGATTTCCATTTTTTTTCTTTTTAATTCGTTCGCGGTCCCAATATAGCGATTTACATTTCGAGTCGGACATCGATCAAATCAATACAAAGAGGTCGATGATCACAGTGATCCAGTTGTTTCTACAGCTAAGAAAATGTTACAATAGGGTTGACACCTTTACTCATAAAAAATCGTGAATAAGCATATATCCTATGACAAACATTCGACTGATTATAGGAGGGTTTAATAGTGAGCATAAAGGATAAATTGCCTCTAATTAACAGCGGCAGCAAGATCACAAGAATAATAGGCTATATTGTATACTGTTTTGTGTTTCTGATTGTATTAGGAGCTATCTTACCGCATAATACCGAAAACGTCAACGAGTCAACCTCTCCAACTACAACGTCATCAAATGCGATACATACATATCACGGATTCGGAAATTACACATATGATAGTCAAGACATGGTTAGTGCTTCTGTGAAGAAAGCAACGGACATAATTCATCTGATGGGAATGTCGGAATTACCTGACACAACAGGTTATACCAAAGATTCTGCCCAATATACAATAACATCCACGGGATCACATCTGAAAGGCTATATTGACTACACAAATGACGGGTATGCAGTAGTTCTTACACCAAAACGTAGTTCATTAACGAAAGGAGATTTTGCAGATATACTTGGTTCTTTCTATAGAACAGATTAGATGAGGACCTAAAATGAGAATTAATAGGATAAGTTGGATTGTGCTCGCGTTATTGCTGAGTATTGGGATATCTGTTGCGATGCCTACGCATTATGAGGGACCAATTGGACCATACAATGTCTCGTTTACATCTTCATTGGCCCGGACTTGTGAGTTCTACGTAATAATATGCCAGGGACTTGGAAGTGAAGTTCTAAATCCAACTGATCCCAATTCAGCGTCTGTGAACTACTCACATTACGCTTTGTTAGTACATGCACCTGATGATCGAAATTGTTCAAAGCCAGAGTTACTCATAATTACCATTTACCGATATGACAAATCAAACAGTTTCCCAATCGTTCCTGGCGCAGATAATGGCACAGTTCGGAGCGGAGGACGCGTCTACAGCGTCTTCACTGAACCGGATTCGAATACTAGAGTCTTCATCGCGTCTCCTGTAAACGAAACAATTATTAAAGAAATACAAACTACGATACACGTCGCACCGTTTGATCCAAACTGGAAGAAATCTGATAATTCGGCATTCGCCTGGATGAATGATGAACAGATACGGATAACTAAAGAACAGGCACGGATATTTGAAGAGCGTGTGAAGAAGATGATAGCGAACCAGACAAACACCATAACCGTAGTTCATTCAATACCTAACATGGGATTCGGAAACTATACCTTCGATGAAAAAGATAAGGTCAGAGCCACTGTGAAGAAAGGCACTGATGTAGTCCACATGATGGCTATGGAAGAACTGCCAACCGATTACGGATATACAAAAGACTCAGCACAGTATACGATAACTTCGACAGGCACGCACATCAAAGGATATATTGACTATACTTTAGACGGCTACGTTATAGTCATGCAGCCCAGGACTTCATCATTGACCAAAGGAGAATTCATGGCTATACTCGATACCTTCCACCGAATTGATTAGTTAAAATAAGAGAAGCTCATCGGTCATCGGTTAAGACCACCACTCAGCTCTGAAGCGTTCGCGATTGACATGAGGATCAAGAGCCTGACTACCATAAACACCTAAACTAGTTTCTAAAGTCTTGGTTATTCCTAGATA